TCTCCCGCTCCCCCAAGGCCCTTCATGCTGAAAGCCGACATCAGGTTGCCGAGCTTCAGCTGGCCAAGGATGCGCTCCACCTTGAGCGCCATCGTCGACAGCAGCTCTAGGTTCCTAGTGCTCTCCTTCGTCCCAGAGCTGATTGTGTCGCTGGTCTTCCCGTAGGACTTCTCAGCTTTGTCCGCCGTCTTGCTGAAGGCGAACAGGTGCTTCGTGAAGCGTCCAAGAGAGTCACGACCGGGATCGATGCGCTCCGGGGACAACGTGTCGGTGAAGGCACCCGAGGCCATCGAGGCGTTGTAAGCAGCTCGATCGAAGACGACGAGCTGGTCATTGACACCCTTGAGCCCGGACCCGGCGGAATTCAAACCCTGAGTCGACGCGGTAGCCCGTGCAGAGAAATCTCCGAGCTGCTCCCCAGCGGATTGAACGGAAGATTTCAGCCCTGTGAAGAAACTCCCAACACCGGAGTCCTTCGCCGAGAACGTGAAACCCAAGCCGGCCGAGTTGAGCCCCACAATTCCTCCTTCGGCGACCACGTGGTCGCTGTCATAGCGATCTGGACTTTGACCTCATCCTAGCAGCAGCAGCCTCATGTTCTGCCTGCTGTTTCTTCAGTGCCTCGAACTTTTGCAGCACGAAGCGATGTCGGCGAGAAGACGGCATCCCCATCACCACGTCGTACTGCTGGTGGAGATGCTCCATCAGGAAGCGTGTCTCTACTTCGAGTCCTTCTTCACCGCCGAAGGGAAGAAAAAACCCTGCTGGCCGATGTCCAACTCCCCCTTGAACTCATTGTTGCACTTGGGACATGTGAACTCCATGGTCGTATCCACACCGCCTTCAGCTTCCTGAAAGCTGTCTCGGATCTCGGTACGCTCCCGCATGCCCATCTTCTTGATCCTGTGAATCGAAGGAGGCTGATCCCCAATCATGTCGATACGAACCAGGAGTGCGAGAGTGATCTTGTCCTCCTCCGTCTGGAGAACCGACAGTCGTTCCTCTCCAAGACCATCCATCGGATGCCAGCGAACCGTGGTTCCCTTCGAAGTGACGACCTCGTAGGAACGCTTGGTCGGATCTACCATCTGCTTGGTTTCCAAGGTGGAGAGATCGATGTCGTAGAGGGAGATCACCTCGCATTGAGGGCACTTCTCCTTGAAGGGATAGATCTCCCCAAGCGAGACTCGACGGATCGAAAGCAAAAGGAAAACTCGGTCCCCCACCAGAAGCTGAGAGACCAACTTCCGAAGCTCCTTGGGGTCCGTCTCCTCGCCGATGGCGAGAGTACAGCCAGTCAGCAGCTCCCCCATTTTCTTGGTTGGCGGAGTCTTTTTCGACGCCAACATGTCCTCTTCGACACCCGTGATTTCACGGACTTTCACGCTCCGAACGAGTGTCCCATCAGGTAGGAGCAACCCGCAGGGCAACTCGAAGCAGCCCAAAGAGGACTTTGGATCTGCAATCTGACTCTCGATGATCAGCGACTCTTTCGAACTCATCAATTCCTCCGAAATGCCGGCTCAGCATCCGACACGTACATCAAAAGAAGGCCCTTGATCGCCCCCGTGACCGTCATGTCCATCTCTGAGAGCACAGCCTTGAACTCATCGTAGACAGGACGTTCGACCCAGAGGTTGATCTTCACGTCTGACCCTGTGTCTTGATACAGAGGTAGATCGTGGAATCGCTTGGCGTCAGTGACTACCAGGCCCATCATGAAGCGCACGAGCGAGCCCATACTCCGGAAGCCATGCCCGGAGTCCAAGCTGACGTTCAAGCGCTCGTACAGGTCTTTGCTGACCCAGATGTTGATCGGACGTCGGTTCTGTTTGCCTTCGGACGCCTTCTCGATGGCTTTCGATGCGACCTGGCAGACACGACAGACCGTAGTGCCGTTCTCCAGGACCAGCTTGCCTCCTGCTTCGACCGGCACCGTCATCAGGACAACCACGTGCTCATCCCCACCACACCCGGCACAGCATCCCTTGTGAGCGTCCCAAACGGAATTCCGCCAGATGCGAACCTTGTCCTCATGAGTAGGCTCACGCAGAAGGATGGTGTCTACCGACGTTTCCAGCAGATTCTTCGGATCTTCGTCCATTCCTACCTCGAACATGAAGTAATTGGGTACATGAGAAAGCCCCGACAGGCAAGAACCTTCGGGGCTTGGTTTTCGAGCTGACCCGGAGGCTCAGCGAAGACCGACGCGACGCAAGTACTCCTCGGCATCGAAGTACTCACCAGCAGGGGTCACCAGGGCATTCGCGTTACCTGGCATCGAAGGAGAGGGGGTTCGGGAGATCATACCGCCGAGAGGCTTCTCGTAGACGCCCACGTTCGCAGACGTGGTGCTCTCCTGCCGGCGGTTCAACTTCTCGACGTTTGGGTAGCTCCAACCTTTGCTCATGGAGCTAAGCCTACCACATCAAACGATCGAGCAAGCCCCTCCTGCACAAGCCAGCTCAGAGGTGAGCGCCGTTGCGTCCTCCCCCTCCAGGAGCGTGGTGTAATCGAGGGGTTGGTACCCATCGAGGATAGCGTTCCAGCGGTACTCATCAGCCTCGGTCTTGATCTCTTCGTTCGGCGCAAAGGCATAGTCCTTGTCCCCTGACGCTGCGAGCATCGAAACCCCAGTGAACGACTCCTTGTGGGCCCAGACGTAGTCCGCCACAGCCCCCCACTCGTCCGGCTTGACCGTGATCGTGTTCGAGACGTTGTGCACCAACCCCGGAGCAAACTCGTTACTGGCCGTCCCTGGCAGAACCCAGTTCAGCTGAGTAGAGCGAACCATCTCCAAGAACTGGACAGCTCCCAGGTCTGCACGAACTGTCGCCCCAGCAGGTGCCTCCACTGGGAACTCGATCACCCACTTCCCGTCCGGCTTCCGCACGCACATGTGCGGATTCACCGCCCGAAAAGCCTGGAATACCACCTCCAGCTCGTCCGCAGTCACCCGGCGGATGTAGCGCCGCGCATGATGAGGATGATGCCCGGAACCCACGCAGCCCAGCTCCAACGAAGTTGTCCCACTCGGCTTCACGCAGGTCGTACGAGCAGCAGGCTGGATGCCCAGCTGCGCTGCGTACTCAGCGTTCCACCCTCGAATCTTCTCCGCCACCCGCTTCTGGTACTCCGGACGGCAAGCGATGTCTGGGCAGTCCAGCATCCCGGTCATTCCGATGCCCAGGAGGGCCTCCCGCTCAGCAAGCAGCTCAGACACACGCCCGAGGTAGGGCATCTTCGTGTACGTCGCCTGGAGCGTCCCAATCAAGGCAGCTGCCCGACCGACCTCCTCGAAGTCCTGGATGCTCGTGAGCTTGGCTGCGTTGATCTCACACAGATTGCAGAAAGCCCACCCGGTGTAGGTCTCCCCAACCACTGAACCTGGCAACTTCGCCTGGATGTCGTCCGTGACCAAGAGCTTCGGGTAAAGCCCGATCTCCGAACAAGGATTCGTGCCGTAGTCGATGTCATTCGTGAAATAGAACCCAGGCTCACCCCACTGCCGAGTCATCTCGAAGATGCGCATGAACTGCTTCTTCTTGATCTCGTCTCTCCGCAACACGACCGAGTTGTTCGCGTTAGCCAGCCAGGGCTCCGCCTCGAACCAGTTGCCGGTTTTCACGTACATCATCTCGCTGTCGTCCAGCGAGAAGAGACAGATCATGGCCGAGCGTCGAATGCCCCCTGAGAGCACAGCATCGGCTGCGTGGCACATGATGCGGTGGCACTCCACCGGGCGGAGCTTTCGTCCCTGCGCCTTGTTCAGAACCCCACGAATGTGTTCGAGGGCCTCCTTGAGCTTCAGGTGACCAGGAGCACGCCCTCCTGACGTCTTGAGCGGAGTACCGGCCGAACGAATCTGGAAGTAGCTGAATTCAAGAAGCATCCCTGTTTGGTACGAAGTGACCAAAGCCTTGAGCGCATCAGCCCAGCCTTCGATGGTGTCTTGAACGACGTGGTGCTCGACCTTCTTGGTATCGATGAAGCCGATCGTAGGCATCTTGTCGACGTGGTCGAACTGGACTGAGTAGCCGACTCCGCACCCAGACAGGAGAAGGTACATCGCCTCTGAGAAGACAGCGAGGCGGTCCACCAAGGAGAACGCACAGTTGTAGATCCGGTTGTTGTTCGCCTCGATGGCTGCGCCTCCAAACTGCATGGAGCGCATGCTGGGGAGAACCTTCTTCGCACGCACGAGGTCGAAAGCCCAGCGAATCTCGGCCTTCATCCCAGGGAACTTGCGGACGTGCATTCCCTCGACTCGGGTCACGGTCTCTTCGTAGACTTCTCGTCGTAGTAGCTCATGGATCCAGCGTGCGTACTTGGCAGCGTGGATGTAGTCGGCCAGCCCTTTCGGGTCGAGGCTAGCTGCCCTGCGGCGCCGAGCTGCCTTTCGACTCTGGCGGTACAGGATGTACGCCTTCGCGACGGCGAAGTAGCCGTGCTTCATCAGAGAGGTCTCGACGGCATCCTGGACGGTTTCGACGTCGGACATGCTCTCGCCGAGGGACGAGGTCACCGTGCGAAGGACGGTGTTCAAGTTCTTCTCGTCGCAGGAACCTGCGCTCTCTACCCAGGCTTTGGAGATGGCTCGTTTCAGCTTCGCAGGATCGAACGCCTGAAGAGTCGTTCCGTCTCGCTTGAGAATAGTTTGAACGACTTCCATTTGCGGAGAAGCACTCATGAATTCGCCTCCAAGCGAAACGCTGAACAGCGCTATTTCAGACGGATGAAATCAGACCAACCCAATTTGCTCGAACATCTCGCACTCGATCTCAAGCTCCGCGATCGAGATGTCGCCAGAACTCGCATCGAAGTCAGATCCAGACTTGTAACGCTTGGGGATGCACCCGTAAAGAATGAAGGCTCGGGCTGGAATTCGCTGAGCGAACTCGAATCCTCCACCCATGATGGCATTGAGACCCCGAGTCAAAGCAAAGGTCAGACCACCGAGAGCTGCGCCTGCGGCAGCGTCATCGAAGCCAACGCCAACGCCAAGTAGAGCAGCACGCTCTAGATCGCCACCCGTCTCCACAGCGTTGTCGTTGCCCCAACCTCCTGACGGAGGATTCACGAAGCTTCTGCTGAAGAAGTGCAGCAGCATCAGGTTTCGACGATAAGTCGGACCACCGATCTGGAGCCCAGGCACCAAACTCTCAAGCTGGTCCGTGTCGCCGTACAACCCGGCCTTCATCCAGTAGTAGAAATCCGCTTCGAAGAACGTGACTCCCCGAGTCATCGTCATGGAGCTGATCGTCGCGTTCTTCAGGATCTTCCGTTGGAACATCCAGTTCCCCTCCTGGATGTTCTCCGTTTCAGCGGAGATCTCAGGAGCGGTCAACGAGTTGAAGCCAGCCACAGGCGTCAAAACGGGCAAGGACCCCGTCGCGAGGGGTCCTATGTCCGCGAGCCAGAACGGATAGACCTGAAGTCTATCCGATAGCCATTCCCTCCCCATCAGGCGATGTCGGCGATGGAGAAAGCCTCGTACGCCACGTCCAACTCGGAGACGCTCACGTCCGAGGACGTGGCATCCAGATCGGCTGCCACCTTGCATCGGATGGGGAAGGCATTGGTGCAGGTGTACTCCCGGCGAGGAACAGCGTTGCTGTCGATCGCCGTAGCATTGTCTGCTCCAAGCCCTCCATAGCCCGGAAGTGCCGCACGGTGGAAGTGTGCGATGACGATGTCGTCACGATAGGTGCCAGCACCTTCGATGGTGCTGAACATCCAGTCGTAGAAGGCGTTTGCCAGGAGCACGACACCCTTCGAGAGGGTGAGATCGGACATGGTCGGGAGCCCAGGGAACTTCTGGGTGTAGACCATCTGTCCTTCCCTGTACTCGACAGCTTCGTTCGAAGCTTCCGGCGTCGAACAGGCGGAGAACCCTCCCGCGAGATACGTCGTATTCGCGGTCTTCACGCCGAAGCGCATGTTGTGCAGGAAATCACTTGCGGTAGTGCGTGCCATGGTTCTCCGTCCTCCGGTACTTCGACGTTACCAGAACTTTGAGTGTCCGGAAGATTTCAGACGATGGCGCCCGTGGCATCCCGCCAGCCGCCAGCCGACGCGAAGTTCGGCTTGGTGGTGGTGGTGTTCCAGATCATGCTCCCGCTCGGCAGCGAGGCGAACGCCGGACGCCCCGCCGTCGTGAAGTTCGGGGGAGCCACCGGGATGGCCGCCTGAACGACCTGGAGAGCGTTGGAGACGTCCTCCGAGCTGTTCTCGGCGACTGCCATGCTGACGGAACCGGCCGCCACAGCAGCGAAGAGAGCCTGCATGGCCTCGATCTGCGGAGCAGACCGCTGGAGCACGACAGGAGTCCCCACGGGGACCGAGGCGTACAGGTCGCCGATGTAGACAGGGGCGAGAGTGAGGTTCGTGATGGTCAGCTGCATGGTCTTTCTCCTGATTCTCGGTTCAATCTTGACTGAAGCTCGTCCGACTCAGTCCCACTACTCCAGAGTCTTCTGGGCGAAGCGGAAGCGAACGAACTCTGCCGGCTTGTTCGGAGCAGCTCCGACATCGATGATGACTTGACCCGCGTCGATGGTGGCCGCCGTGTTGTTCGACGAATCCACGACGACGAAGTAGGCCTGCTTGGGGGAGGCGCCAGCGAAGTAGCCATCGCTGAACAGGAAGTTCATGAACCCGGAGATCTGAGCCTTGATTCGGCTCCAGAGACCGTTGCCGTTGTTCTCGAACACGATCCAGAAGGTGTCGTTGTAGATCGACTTCTCCAAGAACATGAACAGACGACGGGCGTTGATGTAACGCCACTCCGAACGGTTCGAGATGGTTCGAACACCCCACACTGCATTCCCGGCCTGGGGAGACGAGATGAGCGGGTTGATCTTGTTCGGGTAGACGAGGTCTCGCTCTCCCTGCGTGGAGACGTACTCCAGACCAAGGAGGAAGGCGAGCTGCCCATCCACCGTGCCACCAGGCGCCTTGCCCACGTTCTTGTTGTTGTCCGTGCGGGCGTAGATGCCGGCGATGTGACCCATCGGGGGCATTGCCAGAGGACGACCGTTCGCCAGCGGGTCTGCGACCTTGATCCACGGCCAGTAGACAGCCGCGTAGTCGCTGGAACGCCCGAAGGAGTACCGCAACCA